ATATTGCAGAAATGATCAAAAGACGGTATCATCCCAGCGTAGTCGTCATATATTTTCTTTCTATTTTTAACACTAGGTTCGTTGAATATAAATACATAATCAATATTACTTCTTAATTCTGGAGTAATACCTAAAGGATATTGCATAGTTAATATAAAAAGAAAATTATAATGTCTACCATTGAAGAAAATGCTTTTAATTGTTTTTTCCTTTTTCCAGTTTTGTGCATCGTGTAACATATCGTCTAACACTATAAATAAATTATTACTTGGATGTTTTCCTGTATCAGATAAACCCTTTGCTTTTGATTCACGAATTCTTTTCTTTTGACGTGTCATAATACTATCTACTAATTCTGGATCGTATTCTGAGTGAATAAAACAATCAGGTATAAAATCACTAAAAAATGGAGAAGCTTCTTCTGTTCCAGAAAATACAATTCCTGACGGTATATCCTTATGATGAAAGAAGATATCTCTAACAAGCCAAGACTTTCCACTCCGCCTCTTACCTAAGCATAATATGGTAGCATCTGGAAGGATACTTTTAATTTTAAATTTTCTTAAAGATAACTTTTCAAATTCGTTTATTAACATCAATGATATATACGTCCAATTTATTTACACTTTTTAAACGTGTTAAAAACAAAAATATAATATCACGTGTATAATTAAGGAAAGGATGACTGAATATGAAATCATAACATCTACTTATACTATACCTTTAAAACACCAATGCCTTCACGAAGAAGAAGAAATAATCAAACGCGTAAAATTCAATGAACACGTACAATACTATGTATACGAATATCAACCATTAACCGCATACAAAACTATAAGATACTGTATACGAAAAATATCAAGGGTATTAAACGGAGTTAAGGAATACCGTATATACCGTATATAGCGTTTATAGCCATCAAATATGTATCTCCCATATCATCTTTTTTTTATGATTCAAGTTCTACAAGTTTTCCATATATTATATGAGAAAATGTAATTGACATTCTTATCGAAAGTGAAACGGGAGTTTTACATCAAAAATAATAGAGATATCGTATTTTTATTTAGTACATTCGTTATGAATATTTATATAATATAATATAATATAAATATATGATATTAACTATAGATATCGGCTTAAGAAATCTAGCAATGTGTATAATGAGTGCTATAGACAAACATGATATATCTACATACGATATACATTTATGGGATGTATATAATACGTTAGATTCAGATGATTATGCGTGCGAGGGTGTGCAAAAAAGTGGTAAGGTGTGTGGTAAAAAGTGTACATGTAAATATTTAATGGATAATGAGTATAAGTATTGTTGTAAAACACATTTTCCTAAGAATATAGTATTTGCAAAAAATAATATTTTTAAAAAAAAGGCTATTAATGATTATTTGCTACAAGATATAGCTAAAATTGTATTAACTAAGATTCATGAAATTTTCAATGATAACAAAGATATTTTTACAAGTGTAAAACAGATATTAATTGAACTTCAACCCAAAATAAATCGAAAGGCTATATTTACAAGTCATATTATATATGGTAAACTAGTTGAGTTGTATAAAGAAACAGATACGACTATTCGATTTGTAAGAGCTTCGCAAAAGTTAAAAGCTTATACTGGCCCTGAAATTGTATGCAAATTGAAAGGTGCTTACGCGCAAAGAAAATGGCTTAGTGTTCAATACACTAAATGGTTTCTAGAGACCAAATTTTCTCAACACCATAAAGAAAAATGGTTACCTTTTGTATTGTCACATAAGAAGGCTGACGATATATGTGACACGGCGCTCATGGCAATCAATGGTCTTTACGGAATACCTAAAAAACAATTGAAACATAAAAATGGAAATGAATTAAAGTAAACTAATTTAAAATCAAAACTACTATAACAACCAAATAGCAATGCAAACAGAGTATTCCAAAATAGATTTACACAACAAAGAAAATGAAGTTACAGCTCATTGTATAGTATCCAATGAGCACTCAATATCGATAGATAATATCATTATATATAAAAATGATATTAAATACAATTTATGATCGTATTTTTATATTACTTGTACAATTCGTATTTATCGGTAAACTGATAACAGAATTTTAACCAATCATCGTATTGTAAGTTGAATTTTAAAGTTGTCTTTGAAAAATTAAATACTATACCGTAAGATAAATCAAGTTCTTTTTTATAAAAGGTGTTAAACATTTCCTTATTACCATTGTATCCTTTTTTTAACAAACAAGGTGGGTTAACAAAAAAGTCTTCGAAAAAATGTGTTATATTATAAAGTTCCATCTTGCACATGAAAAATGGGGAAAAGCTATTAAATCTAAATTTTAAGTCGTAGTACAAATCATGAATTTTATTATAATATTTAACGAAAAATTTATCTAGTATATCTGTTTTTGTAAAGTTATCATCGTCTGAGTCAAGGTCCATTAAAATGATTATATAGGGAGAATAAACATAAGTTTTTAGTAATTCTATTTTTAAATTAACAGTTTATGGTTTTTTTAAAATTTTTTAAAATTAAAAATTATTTTATTTTATTATAGTATATTAAAACAAATCCTATGGCTAATATTTTAGAACTTATTCAACGAAATGATATGCTTAAAGTTGCACTAATTCTACTTGGTGTTTATCTTTTAGTATCTTATATGCAAAAACCTAAATCTGAAAAGATGCAAAATTATTATGGTATGATGCCAGAAGAACTTGAAAATGTAGAAGGAGAAAACCCACTACAAGAAAAACCTATTGTAGTTGTACAAGCTGCTCCTGTCGAACCAGCTGTAAAAGTTCAAGAAGATCCACAAAAAATTCAAGTTGATAACATTGTAGCTGGTAGTGAACAAGTTAAGCCAGAAGATCTTCTTCCAAAGTATGGAAAAGAAAACGATTTTGCTAAAGAAAATCCTGTTACTAAACTTTTAAAAGAACAAAACTTTTTAATTAGTGGATATCACGTTGGTATTAATACAGTAATGCAATCTAACAAGATTCCATATCAAGATATTAGATCTCTTCCACCAATTCCAAAAGAAAACGTTGGACCTTGGAATCAAAGCAGTTTTGAACAAAGTCCAGCTCAAATGAGAAGATTCTTTGAAATTGGTGTATAAAAAAATATTACTAAAAATGAAGATAAGATACATCCTTTTAATTATTCTTTTAATTAATTAAAAAGATTTTAATTTAGATTATAACAAAAATAAAAGTGTAAAACCAGTAAATATGATGGTAAACGTTGAACAATTATGAGTTTTGTTATTTAAAAAAATAAAGTTTTATAATAGAGTATATAACCTACACATATAACCTAACATATAACCTAACATATAACCTCACATATAACCTCACATATAACATACACGTATATAAATGATAGAAGAAATTAAAACAGATAATAACTGTATTGTAAAAGCATTTGAAAATAATCCTATAGCAATATTGCAAGAAGATACAAATAATAAAAAGGTTTATTATTTTAAAGCATCAGATGTAGGTAAAGTATTAGGTATTGTGAATATACGTTCAACTATTCAAAATTACGAAAACGAAGACGAGAGGGTAGTACGTAATGTCTACGACCCCTATGGTACACCCCAAGATACTATTTTTTTAAGTTCTCAAGGTGTTTATCGATTACTTTATAATAGTAAGAAAGAAGTAGCAAAGAAGTTTAGAAAATGGGCAGGAAATATATTAGATGATATAATATTTAATGAATCAGCTGACTTTATCTGGTAATGCACAAGTTTTTGCTTTTGTTGAACAAACGGCTCGTATAGATTCGTATTTGTCTAAAATTTCTTCAAAGCTAATCGATGGTTTAGTTATAAATGTTTTGGTTCTAAATTCTTCTAAATTTTTATAATAAATTCTTTTATCTTGGTCTGTTTTTTGACCATTGTGATATATGTTTTTAAGACGTTTTTTTTCATCGTTATAACATTTTTCTTCCTGTGCAATTAATTTATCATTAACTTTATTTCTTATTTCATAAAGCCAACGCATAAGTTCTATTCTTCCAGTCATAAAACTATCAGGTGGAATATCTTTACAAAATCCTAAAAATGATTGTCTACAAAATATACAAGGCATTGTGTAACCCAAACTTAACAACATATTTTTAAAATGACGTTTGATTTGTTTATGTTTTTTATTTTTTTCATCTATTTTAACTGGATATCCTCCCATTATACACGAGAATAAAAAATACCACCCATTAGGTCCCCATGCTTTTGTAGATAACCCTGAAGTACTGTGGTATTTAGAATAATCTGGGTGATGTTGTAAATCTTTTGTTTTTGATTTCATTATTAATATATACTACTAAAAAAAGTTTAAGTATTAGGTTTGAAATTCATTTAAAAAACCTTGTTAGATTGCAGGGTAGATAAAATGTCAATCAAATTTTGCTCTACTAATGATAAAAACAACTCTCAAACTCAAAAGCAATTACTGGATGTGTATTACTATCTAGATTTTGACGATAAGACTATAGATGTACGTTTTTTAGAACGGTGTTTACAAGTAAACATTGTAGTTAATTTAAAAGAATATTGTATAAACAAATTTATAAACTGTAATAACGAATACGTCAATACTATTAAAATTGGTAATGAAGATGTTGTAAAACGTGGTCTTTTAATTTTCAACAAAATGTTTAGAAGATTAAAATTAAAGGGGTCAAGTGATATTTGGTTTATATATCTGTCAAATGGAGATATCAAAGATATTTACAAGAATGTATTTGTTACGTTAATTAATAAAAATCCATGTATAAAAACATCTTCTTACGCAATCAATAAACATAGTGTAAATATAAAATACGAACATTCCAAATCATCTAAATTAGAACAACTACGAGACGTTAATGAAACATTAAAAGAATTATTTGTAACAGATAAAAGTATAACGTACACTAATCTTGTAGATTAGAATTTCTAATCTTGTAGATTAGAATTTCTTATATATTAGAATAATTACCAATTTCTTCTCTTGTATACGGGTCAAATTTAACGAAATGATGTAATGGAAATTTGATAATAGTTGGATACGGTATAGCATGTAAAAATACCATTGCTGAATCTTTATCACGTTCATAATATTTTATTTCCCCAATGTATCCTTTATAAGAATTTAAAATACTATCTTTTACCCCCATAATTTTTACCATATCACCTTTGGTAATATTTTTATATACTTCAACTTCTTCGTTGGGTAAAGTGGGTGTTTTGTTGTTAGACGAGGTTTCTTGAATTTTCTTTTTTTGTGGTTTATTGGTTATTTTTGAATTCGAGGTAGTGGTGTCTCTTGAGTTTTGTAAAAATTGAAAGAAATCCATTTAAAACTAAAATATTATACTTTTTAAATAAGATGTTTTTTAATTTGATTTTAATAACTATCGTCGTATTATATTATTATAGACGTATTGTATTTTCAAAATGTTTGTCGTTGGTTTTATGTATTTGTAAATGGCGAATAGAACGTAGACTAAAAAAAACGAAACCTGGATTGAACAAAATGACAAAAAAAACTAGTATTACTATAGATAATGTTATTTTCACGGAATATGACGTGATATTTAATGAAAAAGAATACAATTTTGTATTATCATCTGACTTTGATGTATTAGAATTTGAAAAATCTATTGGTAATAATATTGATAAGCGTAATTTGATTGTTCATGCTAGTATAACAAATGATATGGGTGAAGTATTATTTGATATAACTAATAATTTAAGAAGATTTAGTTTTTACTTTGATAGACATGTAAAATTAAATAGATTTTTTGATTTTTTGAATGATGAAAATATTGCAGATTATAATATAATGTTATATATGAATGATGATGATTTTACAGAAAAAGTATATAAGATTAAAGAAATATACAATACTGATTTTAGAACAATATTTTTTGATAATTTTCAAGATAAATCTGTTATCTTACAACCAAACTCAATTGCTGACAATGTTTTTTAATGTAAATAAGTGTGTAATGTATGTAATATTATTATTTTCTCTTGAATATAATAATAAGAAATGAAAAATTTAATAAAAACATTAATTTTGAGTGGTGGTGGTGTAAGAGGTATAGCTTATATTGGTGTTATAAAATGTTTAGAAGAGTTGAAATTAAATGGTGATGTTAAATTTGAAATAAATGAAATGTGTTGTGTTTCTATAGGTAGTGTAGTTGGATTATTGTATTTAATAGGATATACATATGATGAATTGTATGCAGAAATTATATCAATGGAAATAGATAGTTTAAAAAATTTCCGTATAAAGAATTTTTTAGAAAAATATGGTATGGATAATGGTAAACGAATAACAACTTGGATAGAGTCGATGCTATTAAAGAAAGGTATTTCAAAAGATATAACTTTACGGGAAATATGGAATAAATATGGTGTTAATTTCAGAGTAGTTGTAACAAATGTCAATAAATATAATATTGAAATTTTTGATTATAAAAAGAATCCTAATTTAAAGGTTATAAAAGCTATACGTATGTCTACGAGTATACCGTTTATATTTTGTGCAGAAAAGTATAATAATAGTATTTATGTTGACGGTGGTCTATTAAATAATTATCCTATAAAGGAATATGAGAACATGGATAATGTACTGGGGTGTAAATTGGTAACAAGAGGTGAATTTCACGATGACATTAATTACGAAATAGATTCATTTGAGAGTTATCTTTTGCATTTAATGGGATGTATGTTTGCAAACAAGGAAAGAGATACTACTTTGGCATATAAATATGTTGAACACACTATTTGTATACACGCATATAAAATAACACACCCTATTAATTTTATATTAACCGAAAATGAAAAACGTGAGTTGATTGATATGGGGTATCAAGCAGCACGTGATTATTTTGTTAAAAGTTAAATTTATTTTCATTTGTTAATATTAGAATGAGTCAAGGTATTCAAGACTACGAAGTAATTAAACAAATTGGAAAAGGTTCCTTTTCAAACGTGTATTTGTGTAAAAATGATATACCATTACATATAGGTGACACGGAATCAAATGAAGAATTTTTTATAATAAAAGAAATAAATATAAATGAATTAGTAAAAAGTTACACAAATAGAAGAACTGGTGGTACAGGTGCAGTTAGAAGAGTAAGGAAAACAAAGCGTGATAACAGTGATATACAAGTTAATATAACACCATATAAAAATGAAAGTGAATTGGTTAATACAGAACAAGATTATTATTTTAAACGTTTAAAAGAATTGATAGAAAGTGAAATAGAGATTTTGTCTAGTTTGGATCATCCAAATATAATAAAATTTTTTGGATATAGTAAAGGTGATGGTATATATTATTTGAGAATGGAGTATTGTAATGGTGGGGACGTGTATGATTTTTTAAAAAAAACAGGTTCTGATCGTTTTAGAAATTCTTCAGGTGGATTTACAAACTCATTTTTATATGAATTTTTAAATCAAACAATTAGTGGTTTAAAATACATACATGATAAAAATATAGTACATCGTGATATCAAGTTACATAATGTGTTGATAAAATATTCAACGAGTGGTAAAATAGAATTCAAGATCTCAGATTTTGGGTTTGCTTGTTATGATTTGTATGGAATGAATGACGAGGACATTGATTTGGATGATATATTATGTAAAAAATATTACAAGTTATGTGGAACTCCGTATTATATGGCTCCTGAAATAATATTAAATATACAAAACATGGAAAATATAACAGTCTATAAGCAAACTAGCTCTTTTAAAAGTAAATCTCAATATTACAATAAAAAGATTGACATATGGAGTTTAGGAATCTGTATTTATGAATTGATGTTTAACTTGTTGCCGTTTTCGAATATAAGGAATATAAATGATTTAGAAAGATTTTATAAATTGGATAATATACAAGAAATTATGAATAAAAAAATTAAAAGGCGTATTGGTTTAAGGGATGATTTTAAAAATATAATGTACAACATGATGGCAATTGACAAAAATACAAGATGTTCTGTAAATGATATTTATAATTTCCTACAACGTACAAAATGTATTAATGATTTAGTAGATGATGAAACTCATTCTACAAACGTAATTGAAATGGTTAATTGTAGAGAAAATAATTATATAATAAATGAAGTGATGAAAAAGGATATTGTTATAAATCCTGTTGAAGAAGAATATAGACAATTAGATTTATCGTGGGAAAAGATAAACAAGTCTAGTTCATTAATAATGAAAATGAGTGTTCAACGAGGTTTTTTAAATTGGTTATTTAATAAAAAATAAAATGACATTATATAATAAACCTCACCTACGCTAAACGTATTGGTTTGGTAAGATGCCTAATTTACGCTAAACACACGTTTTAATTTTTTTATATATATAGTATATGTTTGATAAATTACCTACTGAAATTTTGTATGAAATTGGTAGTTATTTAGATTATAAAGATGTTACTGTTTTAAGATTAACAAATCGTAATTTCTACTTTATTTTTGGATATATTACGAAATCACGTCTATTAGCGTATTTACAACAATCTGGTATTTCAATAAATGCTTTTAATGATTTGTCAAATATTAGTATTTGTATTTTATTGAATGTTTTGTTTTTTATTAAAAAACATATAATACGTAATTCCCTTAAAATGCTGACCATTAATATAACAAATACGTTTTTCAAAAAGTATTATTTTAAGAGTATATTTATTTTAGAAAAGTATAATTTTTTGCTTTCATATGAATTATTCAAAAACATTCAATTTGATTGTTTAGAAAACATTTTTTCAAATTTGGCTATTGATAAAAAAATGTTTTTAAAAAATGATGGAGCATTAAATATAAATAATATGGGCAATTCTAAAGTTATATTTACAAGAACTGATTATGATATAATAAACGAACGCGATACGTGTAGTGATTTGGGTAAAAAATATATGGTGACGTTTCATTTTTTTATATAATATAGTTTATAAAGATATGGGGGTAAATTTAGGATTTGGTGAGTTAAAAAGTCCAGAAATTGTTTATTATGATATAATAACATATGTATTACAAAATAGGAATACTACCGAAGACAATGATGAAATAGTTTTAGTACATCCTGTTCATTATTATACCACTGGTAATTATACCAATAGTACAGTTAAACCTTATGTGTATACTGGTGATATAGAATTGTGTAGTAATGTGCGATTACATTTTTATTTTTCGTGGAAGCGAAGTTATATAGGTATTTACAAGTTTGATGAAGACGCAAATAGTACAGATTTTGCAAAGTTGCAATACTTGTTAATGATATATTGTGATAAGATTTTATTGAAATATCATTTGCAAGATTTTATTTATAATTTGGTTTAACTTGGTGGTCTAATTGTAGTTTTGATAATACGTGTATTGTTGTATTTGGTATTTGGTAATGTTTTATTTGGTATTTGGTAATATGTATTGTTGTATTTGGTAATATGTATTTTGTTTTTGTAATTGTAATTGGTAATATGTATTGTTGATATTTTGTATATTGTAGTTATATAAAATACCTATGCGATTTATTAAGTTATTTATATAAATTTTTTTTCTTTTTGTATATTATAAAAACAATAAACAATGGGTGGTGGATTAATGCAATTAGTT